CGAATGAATAAACGATACGAGGAAGGGCGAAAGCCCTTCTTTTCGAATCCGGGCGAAAAACTGCGGAGACAATACGTCTGGACAAAGAACGAAGAAAACCAAAAAGAGCTGAAGGAAACCGAACCAATCGACATCCAGCAGGAGATCGAAAGCTATTCAGACGAATGCAATATTAAAAACATCGTCAGAAAGGCAAGCTTTGACCCGGAGTTTCTGGAAAGCCTTCAAAAAGGCGTTATGGATGGCATAGAAATGGACATAACAGAATGGCCACGAAACATCCACGAGTATCACCAGCTGCTTGCAACTGCGCAAGTAAACGCAATGAAGCTCAGAGAGCTGGAAGAGCAGAGCAAAGCACAGAAAAAAGAACCAGAAGAAGGGAGTAAAACGGCAGAATGAACAGAAACAACGAAAGACATTTCTTACAAGTGCCACAGATGCACACAAGCCGAACACGGTTCAATCGTGACCAGACAAACCTAACCACGTTCAACAGCGGCGAGCTCATTCCATTCTTTGTAGACGAGGTGCTGCCAGGAGACACTTTCCAGGTGGATACAAGCGCAATCATCCGCATGACCACACCGAAATATCCGGTGATGGATGATGCGTTTATTGATTTTTATTACTTCTATTGCCCGAATCGAATCTTGTGGGACAACTTCAAAGCGTTCATGGGGGAAGTAGATAGCACGCCATGGATGCCAAGAAAGACATACAAAGTGCCAAGAATCGTTATCCAAGGGACAGAAAAAAACGCATACCCAGCAACGAATTCAATACTCGACTATATGGGAGTACCAACAAAAATCAAAAAAACATTCGAAGTAAACGCATTGCCAATCCGTGCATACGTCATGATATGGAACGAGTTTTTCAGAGACCAAAACGTAGGAAATGCAGCAGTATTCAAAACAGACGATGCAGATGTAAATTATACTGATGAACAAAGCATCGAAGCAAGATTAAAAAACGCCATTACAGGCGGAAGATGTCTTCCGGTCAACCGTTTTCACGACTACTTTTCAAGCTGCTTGCCTTATCCGCAGCGTGGGCCGGAAGTGACCGTACCAATGGCTGGAAACGCACCGGTATTTGGATATAACACCATCCAAGAAAGCGCCAAAGTAACAGATAAAATAATCTTAAACCAGCCGTGGCCAGCAAACGGCACAACGAATTTTGAAAACACGGAAAAAGGAGGAAAACTGACAGGAAAAGGCACAGATGGTACAAATTCCTACATCTCAGACGCAATCCTAAAAGCAGACCTTAGCAGCGTAACCGCAACAACAATCAACGAACTGCGAAACGCAGTTGCAGTGCAGCAGTACTATGAAGCGATGGCACGAGGTGGTAGCAGATACCGTGAACAGGTACAGGCACTGTGGGATGTAACCATCAGCGACAAAACGGTGCAGATTCCGGAATATCTCGGCGGCGGACGCTATCACGTCAACATGAACCAAATCGTGCAGACAAGCGGACAGCAAGGCGCAAACGATACACCTATTGGCGAAACTGGTGCAATGTCGGTAACGCCTATCAATGAAAGTTCCTTTACAAAGAGCTTTGAGGAGCACGGATTTGTAATCGGTGTAATGTGCGTACGTCACAACAGAACGTACCAACAGGGACTTGAGCGATTCTGGAGCAGAAGAGACCGCTTGGACTACTATGTACCGCAGTTTGCAAACTTGGGCGAACAGCCTGTAAAGAAAAAGGAAATCATGCTAACCGGTGCGGCAACTGATGAGGAAACTTTCGGCTATCAAGAGGCATGGGCGGACTACCGAATGAAGCCAAACCGGGTAAGCGGCCTCATGCGAAGCAACGCAAACGGCACGTTGGATTTCTGGCACTACGCAGACAATTACTCTGCAGTACCAACGCTGTCACAGGAGTGGATGGCAGAAGGCAAAACCGAAATTGCAAGAACACTCATCGAACAGAACGAAGACCAGTTCTTTGGCGCAATCCGCGTAGCAAACAAGACCACACGTTGTATGCCGCTGTACAGTGTACCGGGCTTGTACAAACTGTAAGGAAGGAGGAAGCCCGGGCAAAACCCGGGCTATTTTTAAATGAGCTTTTTATCAGCAATCGGTGGAATAGCAGCAAAAGGCTTACAATGGGCAGCGCAAAACCCGCAGCTAGTCACAGGAGCAATGACACTAGCAGGAAAAGGCCTTCAAGGACTATACGGGCAGCAAAGCCAAAGCCAAAGCCAAGGATACAACCAAAGCCAAAGCCAAGGGGGAGGAGCAAGCAGCTCAAGCAGTGAAGGCGGCACAAACGATAAACAGATTATGGACTATCTAGACCGCTTCTATGGCTGGCAAGGTGGACAAAACGCATTCCAGAGCAAAACAAACCGTCAAAACATGTTAATGCAGATGGGGTACAACACACTAGGAGCGATTCAGCAAGGAATCTATAACCACATCGAGCAAAATGCCGCAATGAATTACAACAGTGCCGAAGCACTGGCAAACAGAGAATTCCAAGAGCGCATGAGCAGCACTAGCTATCAACGCGCCGTAGAAGATATGAAAAAAGCTGGACTGAACCCTATTTTAGCATTTGCTAACGGAGGAGCAAGCACACCGGGAGGATCTGGAGCAACAATTACAGGCGCAAGCATGGGAATGCCATCATCGAGCGCACTAGGCGTATCGACAATGAGCGGAAACGTACCAACAAGCTATTACAGCAAATCGCAAAGCCAAAGCCAATGGTATCAGCTCGCAGAAGCCGTAGGCAGCCAAATGAGCACAAGTTACAGCAGCCCAAAGCAACTTACAGAAGACCTGCTCAAAACCTACAGGCAAATGCAAAAGACGGAAAAAACCGTACCGGATGCACCAAAGACGCATACAAGCAAAAGCGGAACAACACACGGCGGCAAAGGCGGTGATATTAAAAAATGAGTTGTTACAAACCGTTAATACGGCTGTACAACCCGGAAAACAAAGACATAAGCGGGCGGGTGTATTCACTTGCCCGCTTTTCTGAAATATCGGGAAAACAGCTCAAATATGAAGATTTGATGTACAGAAAAGATGTCATGTTAATACCATGCGGACAGTGCATCGGATGCAGAATAAGACAAAGAGAGGACTGGACAACACGAATAGAATTAGAAGCACGAGACTATCCGAAAGAAGAAGTGTGGTTCATCACACTAACATATGACGATGACCATGTACCAGGAATGATTGTAAATACAGGCGAAATCATGCGAAAAGTACAATACATCTGGAAACCGGGAGAGAAGCGGCCAGAGAGCGTACAAACGTTACTGTATACTGACATTCAAAAATTCTTAAAACGCCTCAGGAAGGCTTACAGGGGCAAATTACGCTATTTTGTGGCAGGAGAGTATGGAGAACAGACAGCAAGACCGCATTACCATATGATTCTATATGGATGGAGACCAACAGACCTAGAACACCTATACAAGGTAAAACACAACGGATACTTCACAAGTAAATGGCTAGAAGACCTATGGGGCATGGGTCAAATACAAATAGCACAAGCAGTACCGGAAACTTACAGATATGTTGCAGGATACGTCACAAAAAAAATGTACGAAATAGACGGAAAGAAAGCAAACCAATACTACGAGTTAGGTCAACAAAAACCATTCGCATGCATGAGCCTAAAACCGGGACTAGGAGACAACTATTATCAAGAACACAAAGCAGAAATCTGGAGACAAGGATACATCCAATGCACAAACGGAAAACACGCACAAATTCCGCGTTATTATGAAAAAATGATGGAAGCCGAAAACCCACAAAGATTGTGGAGAATTAAACAAAACAGACAGGCAGCAGCCATAGCAGAAAACCGGCTAAAGTATGAAAACACAGACTTTGCAGAGCAATGCGAAACAAAAGAAAGAGTCATCAAAAAGCAAACGAAGAAGAAGGGGACACTCTAACGGTGTCACCTAGCCCAGTACCTATCAAGTAAGCACTGGGCTAACCCCTCTATTATCCCCCCTAGAAGGGGGGATGAAAATAGACTTCAAAGCTCCATGTAAATCAGTTATCAGCGAAAAAGGGGGTAGGCCTATCGGCCTACCCCCCTTCCGTCAGCGCCCCCTAGCAAGGGGGCTGCCGGTGCGCACGCACGCGCGCGCGTAGCGCGCACGCATGCGCGCGTATATTATATTAACTTGTTGTAGACGTAGTAGCAGAGACTGTGGAAAAGTTGAATAGTAGTAAATTTTA